GTGTTGAACGCCTTACTTGGCATTAAGTCACTACACGACATGCGCTGTGAGGCGTTAATGGAAAAGTACTGTGAAAAGATGGAATTAAACCAGTACTGCACAGACCCAGAGAAGTTAGAAGCAAGAGAGTTTTTATTTGGAAAACAACCTAAGAAAGGAAGTAAAAAATGACAGAAGAAACTAAAGTAGTAGACAGCACCCTAGATAACGAGATTTTGACATTTCAATTTACAGTGGCGGCAATCAACGGCCTCCTGCAAATTTTAGGTCAGGCCCCGTTTATTGCCTCCGCAGGATTCATTAACGACATTCAGCGACAGGCTGGCCCCCAGGTGGATGAGTTAGTGGCAAAAAAGGAAACAAAAGATGAACCTCAAACAGCTACTGCGTAACGCAGGCATCAGCAACAACATCATCAAGGAGGTCGAGCGCAAGGCTAAACAGACCACCGAGCAGATGGAGCAGGAGCACCAGGAAAAAGCCCTGGCGATGACCAAGATGATGCTAAACGATGCTCTAAGATATCGTAAAGAGCACGGGGCCAATACCCCGCCGTCCAAACCAAAAAAGACGATCATCATCCCAGACTAGGGCGGTTTTAGGCAATAATTTGCATTATTATATATAGGAACGTCGTGAGACGCCCCTATCTACCCTAGCCTTAAAAAAGCTACAGGTTGCCGGACACCTGCATAGAATCCGGCGTTTTTTATACACATCACACACAACATACATAGAAAGTAACAAAATGAATCCATTCGAACTACGTTTTTCCGTATTTAACACAGCAAAAGACCTCATGGTTAAACAGCATGAAGCCAACATGGCGACATGGGAAGTGCTCAACAAGACATCCAAAGAGGCTGTAGAACTCACTCCAAAGTTCCCAACAATGGAAGAGATCATCGACAAGGCTATTGAAATCAATACTTTTGTAAGTGGTCAGACAACCAAAGAACTGACAGGCTTAGTCAAAAAGATGTCAGGCGTTTCAGTAATATTTTAAGTAGTACTGCTAGGCAAGGTGTGACCGGAGGCATCGGCACTTAATATCACCAGACCCGTAGGTAACCAACTCCAAGATTGGGATTTCCTGCCTAGTTCCAATACGCATGATGATTGGGTTATAAAGATCGGTCACACAGAATGAAGTCGCGCTCTGGGTTCGAAACCAACGTGTACGGCTGTTCAACCCGATTGAGACCAGCAGTTCGCCACTGTAAACAGTCATCAGCCGTATTGGTAAATCGAGGCCACCCGGTGTAACGGGGAATCGTAGGGTTGGATAGGATTGATAAGCCTCAACCCAGCCCGTTACCAATTCTTTACAATAAACAGCGAAAACTTTACAATGGCAACTAAACCCGGACTCTACGCAAACATCCACGCCAAAGAGGCATGCATAAAAGCTGGCTCAGGCGAGAAGATGCGCAAGCCAACTCGTAAGGCAGCAAGTTTAAAAAGGTGGAAATGTGGCAGCTAAAAAAACAGCATCAAAGTATGACCCGGCTATGTGTCAGCGCATGATAGAGCTAGGAAAACTTGGGTCATCACAAAAGATGATCTGGAGCGACCTAGGTATATCTAAGACAACGGCAGAGTCATACAAAAAGAGTCACCCAGATTTTGCCGAGGCGCTCGACATGGCGCTCGTACACTCACAGGCACACTGGGAGCGTGAGCTCCTGGCAAACATTGAAAACAAGGGCTACAACAGCCGTCTTGCAGAGATCGCCCTACGTGGACAGTTTCAACAGGATTACAGGGAGACCCGTGATACTAAGGTAGACGTCAAGGCAGAGATTAAGGTAGACTTCAATAAAGAGATTGCAGATTTGATTGCCGCCCTAAAAACCTAATTTTATTTATTTTCAGTTTTAACCAAAAAGGGGACTCAAAAGGGTCCCTTTTTTGCATTATTATATATACGATTAAACAGACTTGAAAGACAAAAATGACGGCACACGCACTCCTAAGCGCATCAGGATCCAAGCGATGGTTATCCTGCACACCGAGCGCTAAGCTCGAGGCAACCCTACCAGAACAAAAACGTGGATCCGGAGCATTTGACTTTAGTCAAGAAGGCACAACGGCCCACACACTGGCAGAAGCAAAACTAAGATACCATTTTGGACAAATTGGAACAGAGGAGTATGAAAATGAAGTTAGCACCATCAAAGCAACACCCTACTACAACGACGATTTCGAGGCTCACGTCGATAGCTACGTACTATACGTCCGCAGTCAAATCGGCGAGGGAGATTACCCGCTATTTGAACAGCGCGTTGACTTCAGTGACTGGGTACCTGACGGCTTTGGTACGGCCGATGTGGTTATACTTTCTAAGCACGCCATTCGCGTCATCGACCTCAAGTTCGGAAAAGGCATTCCGGTACATGCGCAAGATAACCCGCAGCTACGACTTTACGCACTTGGAGCCTACTCCAAGTTCAAAGAAGAGTTCCCAGAAATTAAAGAGGTCAGTTACACGATACATCAGCCCCGACTTGACAGTATCAGTACCGATGGTACCACGATCAGTAAACTTGTCGACTGGGCCAACTACTTCGTCAAGCCAAAAGCCAAGAAAGCGTGGAGCGGCGCAGGCGAGTTCCTCCCCGGAGAGTGGTGTGGATTCTGCCGTGCAAAAGCGCAGTGCCGCGCCCGGTCGGACTACAACACCGAGCTCGCCCGCCAAGAGTTTAAAGAGCCGGCCCTCCTCAGTGAAGAAGAAGTCAGCCAGGTCCTCACCAAAGCCCAAAACTTAAAAACCTGGGTCAACGACGTAGAAGAGTTTGCATTAAACAGGGCAGTAGATCAGGGAGTAATACCACCGGGATACAAGCTAGGCATGACAGTGACGCACCGAAAGATCAGCGACTCACAACTAGCGGCAACGGTGTTGGTAGAGAAGGGTATGTCTCCGGAGGTAATCTGGGAGCAGCCTAAGCTCAAATCAATCTCAGTGCTCGAGAAGCTAGGTCCTAAGGGTCAGGTAGTCTCATGGCTCGGGGAGCTCGTACAGAGGCCTGAGGGTGCCCCCAAATTGATTCGCAGCAAGGAAGACGCGAAGGAGGATTTTGCGTGAGTACCTGGCTAATAGCGGCGATGGGTGTGGTGTATTTTGTGGTGGCCTGCGACCAGTTTTACAAAGGTGGGATTGGTACTGGCATCATGTTTTTAGGTTACGCCATGGGCAATATTGGATTGGTAATGGTCGCTAAATAGGAGACAATATGCGGGTAGCGTGCTATGGATCAGAGTTTGATGTTCCAGATTTCTTAATAGACAAGTTTATCAAAGACTTTGATGGGCTACCAGGGAGTGGGCAGCGTGAAAACGTGATGCAGCTTAGGATGTCAATTGATGAGGTGCTAGACTATGTGGCAGAAGAACCCGATATGTTGCATGAGTTTGAGATACGTTCAGACTTTGTAAAGGCCCTGGCAATGCAAAAAGCAATGGGCGAGCTAGGCATATTGCACGACTCATAATTATTTCACATTGTGAAACAAAAAAGTAGTAGAAGTTTGCATTAATATGTGTACGGGTAGACAGACTGGCCCCGATTGAAGTTCAGTCTTAAAGTAAAAAAGGAATTAAAGATTATGGCATCAAAATCTATCAAGACCAAGTTTGTAACTGGCAAAGTACGTTTTTCTTACGCTAATGTTTTTCAACCAGCTGAGACACCTAACGGTACTTTAAAGTATTCTGTTTCTATTCTGATCCCAAAATCAGATACAGATACTGTTAATCGTTTTAAGAAGGCATTCGAGGATACCAAGACAGCTAACGCTGCTGTATGGGGTGGCTCGGTTCCTAAGGTTCTTAAAGGCGGTTTACGTGATGGTGATGCAGAAAAAGATGACGCGGCATACGCTGGTCATTATTTCATCAACGCCAGCTCTAACGAGCGCCCAGGCATTGTTGATGCAGATTTAAACCCAATCATTGACACAAGTGAGTTTTACAGCGGTTGCTATGGCCGTGCCTCGATCACACTGTATCCGTACGATACAAGCGGTTCTAAGGGCATTGCAGCAGGACTTAACAACGTCCAGAAGTTAGAGGACGGTGAGAAGTTTGGTGGCTCTACATCCGCAGCAGCAGATTTCGCAGTATAATTTTTAGTAGTACCCAGTAGATGGGCGAGGGAGGGCTAGAAACTGGCTCTCCCTTTTTTGCCCTTTAATAACCATATAACCTAGAGAATAATAAATGGATCAGTATCAAGAATACATTGCCGCCAGCCGTTATGCCCGTTACCAAGATGACAAAGGTCGTCGTGAGACATGGCCAGAGACAGTCACACGTTTTACAGATTACATTTTTAGCCGTACACCAGCGTTGAATACAAACAACTCTGATTTAAACCCGTTGTATCATAATTTAAGAGATCAACTTTATGATGCTATTGTTAACCTAGAACTAATGCCGTCCATGCGCGCCATGATGACGGCAGGAAAGAGTGCCGATCGTGATAACACATGTGTTTACAATTGTTCGTACCTACCTGTTGATGACGTTAAGTCGTTTGACGAGGCGATGTTTATTTTGTTATGCGGAACGGGTGTCGGCTTCTCGGTTGAGTCTAAATATATTAATCAACTGCCAGAAGTGCCAGAAAAGTTATTTCAATCTGGGGGAGTACTCAACGTCCACGACTCTAAGGAAGGGTGGGCCAAGTCACTGCGTCTTCTCATCGCACACCTCTACGCCGGGGAAATTCCCCAGTGGGATGTATCAGCCGTTAGACCTGCCGGAGCACGACTCAAAACTTTTGGCGGAAGAGCTTCCGGGCCGCAACCACTGATTGACTTATTTGAATTTACAGTTGCAACATTTAAACACGCTAAAGGTCGTAAGCTAAATAGCTTAGAATGCCACGACTTGATGTGTAAAATTGGTGAGGTAGTTGTAGTGGGTGGCGTACGTCGCTCTGCAATGATCTCGTTATCTGATCTTGATGATGAAAGGATTCGTCATGCTAAAGCTGGCCCGTGGTGGGATACTGCACCTCACCGTGCACTCGCAAACAATAGCGCGGTTTATAATGAAACGCCTACCGTTGGAAAGTTTATGGAAGAGTGGCTATCTCTATACAATTCACACAGCGGAGAACGGGGGATATTCAACCGTGAGGCTGCACGTAAAACTGTGGAGAAGTACGGTCATCGCGATCCTAATTTTGAATTCGGAACTAACCCCTGCTCAGAAATCGTACTTCGGCCTTACCAATTCTGTAACCTGTCGGAATGTGTGGTAAGACATGACGACACTAAAGAAACGCTTTTACGTAAAGTTCGTTTGGCTGCAATTTTGGGTACTATACAATCTACGTTCACTAAGTTCCCATATCTGCGCAAAGTTTGGCAAAGAAATACCGAAGAGGAACGCTTGCTTGGTGTCTCTCTTACAGGCATCTACGATAATCCATTACTTACAACGCAAGGACCAGAACTAAATGACCTACTTACTGAACTTAGAGAAGTTGCTAGAGCAACAAATAAAGAATGGGCCGCTGCTCTCGGAATCCCTGAGAGCGCTTCTATCACATGCGTCAAGCCAAGTGGAACAGTATCCCAGCTTGTTGATTCGGCGAGCGGCATCCACCCTCGCCACTCTAAATACTATATCCGAAGAGTGCGAGGAGATTCTAAAGATCCTCTCACCCAATTCCTTATTGGACAAGGAGTTCCAAACGAGCCCTGCGTTTACAAGCCAACCCAAACTACCGTCTTCAGTTTTCCTCAAAGAGCCCCCGACGGACTCGTACGGGACGACGTTACTCCCATTAGTCACCTCGAGCTCTGGCTTACCTACCAGCGATACTGGTGTGAGCACAAGCCCTCAGTCACCATCTCTGTGGCGGAAAAGGACTGGCCCAGTGTCGGAGCGTGGACATGGGAACACTTCGACGAAATCAGTGGAGTTAGCTACCTCCCCTACGACGGTGGAACCTATCGCCAAGCTCCCTACGAAGAGTGCACCGAAGAAGAGTACAACGCGCTCAAAGCCAGCATCCCCGTCGTCGACTGGGAAGAGCTCAAAGAAAATACAGACAACGTAGAGGGCGCTCAAATGCTTGCATGCAGCTCAGGAACATGCGAGATTTAAACTATTTCACATGGTGGTGATTTGGAGGGGAGAAATCCCCTCCTTTTTTGCATTATTATATGTAGAGAAGTAAATTTGCTGATACGTCAGCTTTATCCTTAGGAGTGTGCGTTATGAAACAGTGTAGTAAATGCCAAATCCCAAAACCTCTCTTTGCTTTTAGTAAAAATAAACAGCATAAAGACGGCCTTCATTCCTATTGCAAAGATTGCTATAGGATTTTAAACGCTGAATATAAGCTAAAAAAGGCTTACGGCGTAACCTCCCAAGAAAAACAAAATTTAATAGATATTCAATCTGGTAAATGCGCTATATGTGCTGCTGAGCTAGATAATGCCAAATTTACAAATGTAGATCATTGCCACACTACGGGTAAGGTTCGAGGCATACTTTGCCACCACTGTAATTTCGGATTAGGTCAGTTCAAAGACAATACTGAACTATTAAAATCGGCTATTAAATATTTGAAAGACAACGATGCTAATTAATTTAGACTTTGAGGTTCGCAGCTTTATTGACTTGCCTGAGCGCGGATTGGATGTATACGCTAAGGATAAATCAACAGAAGTGATTTGTATGGCATATTCCATTGATGGGGGCCCTGTAAAATTATGGACCCCCGAAACAGCTTTGCCTCAATTTATGTATGCAGAAGATACAATTTTTCAAGGGTGGAACGTAGCCTTTGAGGTGAATATTATGCGCCATGTTTTAGGGATTAATGTGCCGTGGGAAAGAACTCGAGATACCATGGCTTGGGCTGCGGCAAATAACTGCCCTCAATCTTTGGAGGAAGCCGCTATATTTTTAGGCACCGCAGATCAAAAAGATCCTATTGGCAAACGACTTATTCAAAAACTATGTAAACCTCATAAAGGTGAGTTTAATAAAGATCCTGTACTGTTGAAGCAAATGTATGATTATTGTGTATCAGATGTCAAGGCAGAAATGGCTATAGGAGCCTTTTTAAGGCCTCTTACAGCCTCCGAACAGGAGGTATATACCCTGACCCAGCGAATTAATGATCGTGGCGTCCCAGTGGACCCTAAGGAGCTCCACAACGCCGTATTGGCTGTGGTAAGGGCACAGGATGCCTTGGACAACGAACTCTTGTCTATGACCGGTTGTAAGCCCTCTGAGCGGGCTAAATTGCTTAATTGGTTAAACCAACAAGGTGCAGGATTAGAAGATTTGACCGCCAAGACCGTTTCAGCTAAGTTAGTGTACACTAACTTGTCAGCTAAAGTTAGACGTGCATTAGAGTTGCGTCAAGAAGGAAGCCAAACTAGCGTGGCTAAGTACGCTAAAATGAGAGAAATTCAAGATGAAGGAAAGATTAGGAATACACTGGTATATCATGGCGCTAGTACTGGCCGCTGGGCGAGCCGTGGTGGGCTCAATCTTCAAAATATTGCTCGTCCCGTATTATCGGATGAAGAAATTGAACTCGCAATACCAAGAGCATTTAATACTGGAGTGGCTACGATGCAAGAGCTCTCGTCTCTCGTCCGCTCCGCCATACGAGCTCCAAGTGGCAAAACCTTCGTTGATG